GCGTATATTCAAATGAATTTTGCGGCGTCAATAGCATTGCAATGCCATCGTGGTCCGCAAAGGCCAATGATTCCTCATAGCCGCCGTTGACAATGAGAATGTTCTCCTTGGCAATGCCAGCCCCCAAGAGCGATGGCACGATAACGGGCAGCGTATGTGCCGAAAACTTTTGGCAGGTGCTAATGCAAAATCGTACTGAGCTTGGCGATAGTTGCATGATCATTCCCCTGCGCCCATAGTATAAACGCGGCTTATGATGTCGAAGATTCTTGTTCTGTCATGGCAAAAATTCTTTATTGCGGCGACGCTTTTGTAGAAACTGGCTTTGGCCGCGTAGCCGAAAACCTGCTTCCCGCACTGGCCGAGCACCATGAAGTGAGCGTATTGGCCGTAAATTACCACGGCGATCCGCACGAGGAGGCGCGTAAATACGACACCTATCCGGCCATGCTCCATGGCACCGATCCGTTTGGCTCCCATCGAATTGCGGACTTAGTGCAGCGCATTAAGCCTGATCTTGTGTGGGTGACGAATGATGTGTGGGTGGCCATCACATTGTGGGACGCCGTAAAGGAACTCAAGGAAAAGCTTGGCTTTAAATTCTTTGTTTACACTCCCATTGACAGTTACGGCATTTTCCCTGAATTACTGACTCCCATTGATGCTTGGGATGGCATTGCCACTTACACGGAATTTGGCGCAGAGGAAATCCGCAAGATTGGCTACAAGAAGGAAGTAGGCATCATTCCTCATGGCACTGACTTCACCAAATTTTTTCCATTGGACAAGGAAGAATGCCGAGAAAGCTTGGGCGTGCCACAAGATGCCTTTATTGTTTTCAATGGCAACAGGAACCAGCCACGTAAGCGCATTGATTTAACAATTAAAGGCTTTATTAAATTCGCCAAAGATAAGCCTGATGCACGTTTGTGGCTAAACATGGGCAGCAAAGATATGGGCTGGGACTTGGTTCCGCTGTTCAAGCGTGTGGCACGTGACGAGGGATATGATGCCACCGGCAAACTTATTTTGACAAGCCCGCATTTCTCCACTGCCAATTGCTTGACTATTGGGCAATTAAATATGGTCTATAACTCCGCTGATATTGGCATTAACACTTGCATTGGCGAGGGTTGGGGGCTTGTCAATACTGAGCATGCTGCTGTTGGCGTGGCGCAATTGGTGCCAGATCATACGAGCTGTAAAGAAATCTTTAGTGATGTGCCAAGGATTGCCATTGAAAGCTGGGAAGTAGATCGCAACTATGGCCTTGATCGCGGACAGCCATCTCCAGACAGTTTGGCTAATTTGCTTACGGCGTATTACGAAGATCGTGACAAGCTTAAGGCTGATGGACAATGGTGCAAGGAGTGCATTGAACAATTTACTTGGCCAGATATTACGCAAAAGATGCTGAAAACAGTTGAAGCAGTGTTGGCAAAACAGCCAGAGGAGGAATTTAAAGGCTTTGGCACTCCCGCGAAAATCGTTTAATCACCATGGAAATCTCCCAAATCTTTCTAACTACCAATCCGGAAGAAAAACTTTCTCCATTTCTTCAATATGCCACTAGCACTATTGATTCAGTTTTTCCCAAGGCCAACCACACTATTTACAACAATGAACAGCTCCGTGATTTCATTGCTTCTGTTTATGGTGGGCACGTTTTATGGGCTTACGATTCGTTACGTCCTTTTTCGTATAAAGCTGATCTTGGGCGGTTCTGTCTCCTCAATCATTTTGGCGGCTGGTATTTCGACATTGCTGTTCGGGCTGTTAATGCTGTGGACGTGGGAGATCGCATTAAATTTTTAGCTTTCCGCGACATCCAACGGTTTAGTTATACAAGCTGGGCTTGCGCCACTACGGTTTTGTATTCACAGCCCAACAATGAGGCTTTGCAAACTGCCATTGAAATGATTGTGGCTAACTGCGTGGAACAATATTATGGCATCACGCCATTGTGCCCCACTGGTCCTACGCTTCTTGGCAAGGCATTGGCAAACAATGGAAGCCAGCCCGATTTTGTCTATGGCGATTATTTGGAGCTGACGCCCACGCATGAGCAAAAGAATCGAGCATTTGTCTTGCCTGATGGCACGATTATGGCTTGGAGCAAACCCGCCGGCGGTGGCGATCTTACGGGCCTTGGCGCCAAAAGCGTAAATAATTACAACGAGATGTGGGCTGCGAGGGAAGTGTATGCAACCGTCTGATTGCACCATTTATGCAGTGTGCATTCAAAACGAGAAAGTGCGCTATGAAGCACAATCTCGCGTTGTTCCAATTATGGGGGGCGCGTGGAATATCGTCGATGCAGAACGCAGGGTATTGCGTGAACAAGGTTATGTTTTTGATGATGAAGGAGCTTTTCTTTCTTCTTTAAATAGGCGATGGGGGGAATTATCTTGCGTGCATTGGATGCTATTAAATGCTGAAGAGGCGAACATTGGCAATGCCCAATATCGTCGTAATTGGCTTGAGCCCAGGGACAAATGGTATGCCGAAGATACGCTATATGTGCCAGAGCCTGCCGTTTTTAGCTGCACTTTAGAGCAACAGTTTCATGGCGGCCATTCAGACTTTGACGCTCCTGCCATCACCCGCGAACTTGCTGATACTGGTGCTTGGGCATTTACGCGAGAGGAAATTGATAAATTGTGGGCACAAAATTTATTCATTGGTTGCAACATGGCTCGCGGCCCGAAGCAATATTACAAACAATTTATGACCACTTTATTTGTTTGCTTATTGCCTATTTGGGAGAAACATAAAGAACATTTTCTTTCTATTGAAGGTTATGACAAGCGAGCCATCGCTTTTATTGCTGAGCGCCTGTTGACTGGCTTGGTTTTGTATCGTGATAAATTCTTTCCTGGCATGAACATTGAAACGGCGCCGATAGGATTTATTCATTGAGTATGCTTAAAGAAAGCATCAATGCCATGACCACGAAACAAAAGCAGGCCAAGGTGGCCAAAGTAATGCGCGAGTTTAAAGCTGGCACTCTGAAGGGCAGCGACAAAAAGCCTGTGAAGAATCGGAAGCAGGCGATTGCAATTGCCCTCTCCGAAGCTGGCCTTAGCCGTCAGGGCAAAAGCGATGAATATTGGGACAACTATTTCATGACCCTCATTGGAGAAGAAGAAGAGGAAGAGGGTATGGAAGAAGGGGAAATGGAGGATGGCTCCTGCGGAAAAAAGCGCTGAGGGGCGACGCAGAAAGCTTCTCCCCTCCTGCTGGCGTTAGAAGCGCTGCCCGTCGCGGCCTAGAGCTTCGCAAGAAGCACGGCAAAGGCGGTTTAACCACGCAAGAGGCGGGCAAGCAGGGCATTGGCAGCGGCGTGGCGAGGGCTAGTGATTTGTCGGGCGGCGGAGCTGTAAGTTTCGCCACAATTAAGCGCATGGCCGCATTCTTTTCTCGCCATGAGAAAAACAAAAGCGGCGGCGAAGATGATGCTGGATATATTGCATGGTTGCTATGGGGAGGTGATGCCGGTAGGGCCTGGGCCAATCGCATCATTAAGATGGTAGAAAGTCGTCAAAAAGACCAATGAGCGAATACGTGCGTGTCATCGAAGAAGAAGATGAAGGCATTGGTTTGTTAAAGGCTTTGGCGATTCTTTCAGCCAACGAACATCGCAACACTTCGCAGTGGGAACTGGTTGAAAAGCAATGCTTTAAGAATGGCCGGCTAGACGAAACTCATATTTATGTGATGAGCGTCTATGAAAAGCCGGATCTTCATTTTGAGCCGACTAAGTTTCTTACGTTTGAAATTGAGGCAATGGCCAAGGCATATATTATGGAAGGCATTGAGAGCCAGCTCAATGATCTTCGCGGCGATGACGACGAGGATTAGTGCCTGGAATGGGCTATGAATGATGGGTAGCCCATGAGCCACAACACGCTTATTCCATAGAGGCCACTAAGAGCGCGAATTTGCACGCAGTCTGGCGGAACAGCACCACGCTCAATGCGTGAATAAGAACTTTGGCTGATATGCAGAGCTTCGGCTACATCCTTTTGGGAAAGCCCGCTGTTTAAACGGGCTTCTTTCACTCGTTGGGCGATGAGCAAGCGAGCCTGCTGATACGGCATCTTAAGAACATCTGCGCTGCTCTTCGCCAAAAACATCATAAAGCTAGTCTAAATTGAATAGGCTTTTTTATTGTAATAACAAATTTTTGGTAAAGTATAAGCATGAGCACCACATCTTGTCGGTACGATTTCTCGCCAATCGAGAAATACGAAATGACGCCAGAGGGTTACCTTCGGGCGTGGGCTTCGATTGCTCGCACTGGTATTCAGCTCTATACAGATGCTGATGGTTCAGTGCGGCGAGAGTATCGTCCAGAAACGGAAGTGGCGTCTCCCGAGAGTCTTGCTTCGTTTGCGGGCAAGGCAATCACTTCTGAACATCCCCCTGTTCTTCTTGATGCCGATAACACTAAAGACTACCAAGTAGGCTTTAGCGGCACTGAAATTGTTTACGACAATGGTTTCGTTAAAGCAGTGATGACAATCACTGATAAGGACGCCATTGAACGAATCATGCGGGGAGATGCTCGTGAGGTAAGCGCTGGCTACAGGGTGAATTATGATCCCACGCCTGGCGTTACAGAAAATGGCGAAAATTACGATGGCATCCAAAAGGAGATCATCGGCAATCACATCGCTATTGTTCGTCGGGGCCGCGCTGGCCCGCAAGTGAAGCTCCATCTTGATCGTCAAGATGCAGCCGATCCATCCCTAATCTCTAATACAGGAGACCATCTAATGACTGCAAAGGTCGTTTTCGATGGCGCCGAGTTTGAAGTGACGGAGAGCGTTGCTCTTGCGATCACCAAAGAACGTGAAGACGCCAAAATGTCCTACGAGGACATGAAGAAAAAATACGACGAGCTGCAGGCCGCTGCCGATTCCATGAAGTCCGAAATGGATGCCATGGCTAAGGAAATGCAGGGCAAGTGCGATTCCGCTGAGGGTCGTGCCGATGCTCTGGCCGAGCACGTCGAAGAGCTGAAAACTGAACTGGCTGCCGCCAAGGAAATCAATCTTGATTCCATGATTGAAGAGCGTCTTGCTCTGATTGAAAAGGCTAAGCCTGTTCTGGATGCCGCTTATGAGTTCAGCGGCAAAGAAGCCCGCGAGGTGATGGTGGACGCCATCAAAGCCGTGCGTGGCGATAGCGTCGATCTGTCTGAAAAGTCTGATGACTATGTTCAGGCCATGTTTGACACCCTGGCCGAATCGTCCCGCGATGATTCTGCTACCACTGATGAGCTGCGCAAAGCCGTGGCTTCCATTGCTTCTCCCATGAGCGCACCGTCTTCCTATATGGAGACTCTGCAAAACGCATGGAAGAAGCCCCTTTCCATCTCCAAGGAGGCTAAGTAATTATGGCCGTTTCTTTCTCCGCCTCGGGCACTGCCTCCGCTGGTGGTGTGCAGCAGGCTTATGCCCTGACTCATACTGCCTATCTGGAAGGCGGTCTGTCTGACATCCGCGAAAACACCATCTCCACCTCGATCAACGAAACTGGCGCTGTGCTGCCTTTCGGTAACGTGGTGGTCTATAACAACGCTGGCACTGTTGCCAACTCCGCTATTACCATTTCTGGCACTTCTGACACTGTGCTGGGCATCAATGCTCTCACCTATGTGGACGAAACCGCTCTGGATTCCAACAGCCGTCCTGGCGTGAAGAACCAGCAGGCTATGAACGTGGTGAACCAAGGTGCTGTGGCCGTCTACGTGACTGGCGCCGTCACCCCCAAGTCTGTCGTTCGCGTGCTGTATTCGGCAAGCGGCACCGGCAAAGCTGGTCAGTTCTCGCACGCTTTTGCTTCCGGCAAAACCGTCCGTCTGGCCAACGCTCGTTTCCTCACCTCCACTACTAGCAGCGGCATTGCCCTGCTGGAGCTGAATGGTCCGAGCTTCACCCTCTCTGCTGATTCTTGATAGGAGGCCCTACCAATGTCTGAATTCCGTATGGATGAAGCGGGTCTGTTTCTTGAGCGTCAGCTTGAGTTCATCCGCCCCCAAGTGTTTGAAGTGCAGTATGCGGATATCAAATATCCGACTGTGCTGCCCGTAACTTCTGAAGCCGGTCCTGGCGCTCAGACCTTCACCTACCGCATCATGGATGCCACTGGTGAGTTTAAACTGATCGCTGACGCTGCTGATGATCTGCCTCGTGCCGACATCACTCAGACCGAAAAGAGCATCAACATCCGTTCCTTCGGCGGCAGCTTCGGCTACACCGTGCAGGAACTGCGTGCTGCCCAAATGGCCAACATCGCCCTGGAGCAGCGTCGTGCTGCTGCCGTGCGTCGTGCCTACGAAGAAAAAGTGGAAGATCTCGCTTTCTTCGGTGAGAGCACCGTGGGTCTGACTGGTTTCTTCAATAATTCCACCGTGGATGTGGTCGCTGCCGACAAATGGTTCAGCACTGCCACTGCCCAGGAAATGCTGGAACTGCTGAACTATGGCGTGACTGCCATCATCAATGGTTCCAAGATGAAGGAACAGCCCGATACCATCCTGATGGCATGGGAAGATTACAGCAAGGTGAGCACCACCCGGAACTCCGATTCTTCGGATGTGACCGTGCTGGAGTATTTCCTGCGTACCAATCCTTACATCCGCAACGTTGAGCCCATCAACCAACTGGATGCCGATAACAGCGTGCTAAACACCAACCGTATGGTTGTGTACAAGCGTGATCCTGAGAAAGTGCAACTGCACATCCCTCAGCCCCTGGAGCTGTTCCCCCCTCAGCAGCGCGGTCTGGAATTCATCGTTCCCGCCCATGCTCGCGTTGGTGGCGTGGCCCTGTACTATCCCAAGAGCGTGATTTACGTTCAAGCTAATGCTTGAGGATAGTTAATCAAGAAAGGGACGTTAAGCTATTTGCAATTGTTTCTTTTGAACAATGCTGATTGCTTATCGTCCCGAACTTGAAAATCCCCCGCGTGAAGCAGGGTTTGGCATTATCACCAAAACTGGCTTGATTCAGCTAGTTCCAGGACTTAACCAGGAAATTCCTGACGAGAAATGGAGCGAAGCGAAAGAGAACATTGCAGTGAAGAAGCTCATGGCCATTGGTGCCATTGAGGAAATGAAAGAGCAAGTACTGGTAGAGGATCTGCCAGAAACTGTTCAAAGTCTTTCTGAGCTGCCTCTCACTCAAGCCATTCGTGCCATTGAACTCATCCATGATGCTGATCGTTTGGCTGATTGGAAAAAGATTGAAGGCCGTATTCGCGTGAGAAATGCCATTGCTAAACGCATTGAAGCCATCCGCGTTGGAAAAGCTTAATCATGGCCGTCACTTATGCCAATTTTCTAGAAAGGTTTCCTGAATTCTCTCCCCATCCATCGGGGATTGTGAATGGAGCCCTTGCGGAAGCGGCATATGATGCATCAGCGGATGTTTTTGGGGATCAAACTGATAGGGCCGTTAAGTTTTTAGCGGCCCATATTATTGCCGTACAACTTGCACAAATGGGCATTCAAATTGGTGCCACTGATGGCAAGGTTTATGGTGAGGGGCTTGACGCCTCTCAGTATGGTCAAGAGTTCAAGCGACTTTTAAATTCTCTTCCCTCTACTGCCGTTGGCTTTGTCATATGAGCAACTTCCTGGAACCACTTGCCAATGCCACTCTGGTATGGTCTGTGGCTTCAGGCTATGTGCTTGATGGCGAAACTGGTAATTATGTGGCGGCTGCAACAGGCGTCACATATTACGCATCGTTAAGACAAAAGCGCGATCCTAGGTTTGATTATCTCCTTGGGGCTGATCAAACAGCAGTGTACATGGAAGGGAGACTCACGTCTCCTCTTGCATTGTCTGGAGTGACGCCTGGCGATTCCGCTAGGGCCACCATCAATGGAAGAGAAGGTCGCTTTGAATTATTGCCTAACGAGGAAATTGCTATTCATTATTGGCAGTTCCTCGGCACGCCAATTAGGGGAATTTTTAGACTAATTGGCAAAGGAAGCGTGGACAACGCTTAATCACTTTCCCTTTCATCGCTGAGGACTTCCTCTCATGCTCTACCATCCCACTGAACTGGTAAAGAGCCAAGACGTGATTGTGCGCGTTGGCTCTATTATTACGGCTTCTGGCCGTCCAGTCATCACGCAAAGCGGCGCTACCTTCACTGTGAGCGGCGCTCCCACGCTTTACACTTTGCAAGCTGCTACTACGGCCTCTGTTGCCTTCAATGATGGCAACACTGAATTTTACCTGCTGGGTGGCGGCGGCTTTTCGGATAGCGTGATCGTCACTAGCGCTGCCACTGCTTCCATCACATCTTACTTCCAGAAGGATGTTGACGGCACCACTTTCGTCCCGAATAGCTTTGACGAAGCTTTCCAGGTGATTGCCACTGGGCGTTATGACAAGAACGCTGAAGTGTATGTGGAAATTAACAAGCAACTGGGCGTTAGCGGCACCACTTATTACTATGATCGCGTGGCCTATGTTGGTCGCGTGATGAACTATAACGAGAGCTATCCTGCTGATAATCTTGTTGAAGTGACGTTTGATTTAATGAGCCGTGGTCGCATTGGCATTCACCAGAATGCTTCTGAGACTGGCTCGATCATTCCGACTGCTCCCAATAGCTGATTCACTTTCCATTGAAAGTTTGCTAGCCTCTCTTTACGGGGAGGCTTTTTTATTGTGAATATTTCGCAGCTTAGAGAGACTGTCACGGAATTGCTTTCCGCATCGCCCAATTTAATTGGCACTTATACATTGCCGAATGGTTCTACGTTGCCGGCGGTGTACGTAGTGGGGCAACAAAGTGTGCCAAAAGAATGGAAAGTGAAGGGGCTGGAAGTGACAATGCGTCAGTTCCCGGAGCTTGTTTCTAGGTCTCCATTGGGCGGAACGACGAAGGTAACGCAAATTTGGGAAGTAATTTTGGTGCAATATACGCCTAGCGATAAAACCATTTCTACGGCAATGGACAGAATGGTAAGGCGGTTTCCTGATGCTACGCCTCGCTTTTCCCCAGGCGATGATATTGCCTATGAGCGTTGCCGGTTTATGATTCCCGATTTAATTCTTCGACCATTGATTGCATCATGAGCGGCGTCATTGTTGGCGGAAGCATTATCAATGGAAAAATTTTAGAAGAAAAACTGGCCAAGGCCTTTGAAACTTGGACTCGCTTTGATGTGAATGATTATTTTCGCGATCAATTTTTAGAGGATAAATGGAAGTATTCTGGAGAACCGACGCGAAGAAAAAGTGGTGAACTGGCAGGCAATCCTCGTAATATTTATGACCTTGGTGAATTGTATCTCAGCGGCAGGGATAGTTTTAAGATTACGCAAGGGGGCAATGATATTACTGCCTCATGGAATTGGGACGCCAAGAATGACAGTGGCGGCTTTTACGCTTGGTATGTTCATGAGGGGCTGTCAACCAACTTGGAGCCTAGGCAGTGGACTGACGCGTTCCAGCAGCGTGATCTCTTTGATGGTAGTGGCGCAAGCAAGGCGCTACGATCTCGCATACGCACAGCATTAAACAAATGAAAATTGACTATTTATGGAGCGCCGATAGTGCTGTTCATGCCATTAATAATGACATTGACGGCACAGCGTTAGAAGCCGGCATCTTGTGTCTTATTTCTTGCCGCGAGGAGACTGTTAGACTTTCTAACGAAAATCATTCAATGCTGGTTGAAATTCCCAAGGAATTTCGCTCTTCAAACGAACGAGTGAAAGTCTTCAACGCATTGTTAAACATCCTTGACCATGAGCAAATACAGCTTCCTAGTTCAGACCAAAGCTGAAGACTACTTTGAACTGCTGCCGGATCTGCGCCTTAAGAAATATGGCGGCTGGTTAGTTGCTGAGGCTATTGAGCAAGAGGAAATTAGTAAGCTGCAAAGCCAGGCAACCATTCGTGCCGTGCAACTTGCCAAACGCATTGCATCAGCCAAGGGCATTGGCCTTGACGAAGCATTCAATCTGTTGCAAGGTGGCGGTGGCTCCATCACTGAAGCGGAACTGCTGGCGGACTATACGGAAGAAACGCTGAGCATGATTACTAGCGGATCATCCATGGAAAGCACCAATGCCCGCATGGTTACGGCCTTCATTCGCTCTCGTGGGCAAGGCATGGTTGATGGTGATTGGCAGGATCTTGCTGATTGGGAATTAGAGGATACCAAGGCGTTGCCGCGTAAATACGTGGCCAAAGTAGTGGAGTTTATCACTGCTGAACAAGCTGCTGAAGCGCAGGAGGCAGTAACGGCAAAAAAAGCGACGAAGAGGAATTCTCCTCAGTAGCTGAACAGCAAGAAAGTCTTGCTAGGAGGCAATTAAAAAATCTGACGGATTGGAACGAAATTTATTTTCGCCTTTCATCGTCAGATATGCATGATCCTCGATGGAATGCAGATCAATTTGGTTTGCAGCCCATTGAGGATGTAAAGCGTGCATTGAAATACTTGGATAAGCATGATATAGCCAAATACAACGTGCAAAGCATTGCTATTGCTAAGTTTGGCGCAATGGCCGCTGGAATGATGGCGGGCAAGAAGTCGAAAGTGAAGCCAGAGGACTTTCTGCCCTTTGACACAAAATCAATCAAGAAAGATAGTGGCTTGACAGATGCAAGTTTGATTGTTCTTCAGCGATTAATGAAGACTCGCAAAATGGACGGAAGGGTGATTGCGTTAATGGCTGATGAAATGAAAGCCTTTGCTGGACGTAATCAGGAGCAATGATTATAGAATAAAGGGAAAGTAGCCGTATAAATTAAGATGGCAAGTCAAGACGCCGAACTGAAGCTTAAGGTAAGTCTTGACCTGGCATTTTTTAGGACGCAATTAGCGGGCCTTGGAGAGGCCGCTGCTGGCTATAAATTGCCGATTAGCGTAAAGTTTGATCGTCTTGAGATACAGAAAGAGCTTAATGCATTAGAAAAAAACATCAGCAAGAGGACATATCGTCTTGAGGTTGCAACGAATATAGCAGCGGAAATCAAAAATGCTGGCACCCTTGCAAAGGCATTGCAAGGGTTGAATAATGCTGTTCAGAACAATAAGGGAATTGCAAATAGAGCCGCTGCCGGACAAGGTGCTGGCACAGTAGACGCAAGCTCTTTCTCGGCAATGCTTAACAGAGCAACAAAGCCTGCGCTAGAGGCTTTGTATCAAGGAATGGCAAAGGCCAAGATTCCTATGGCAGATGTCGGAAGGGGGACAATTAAAGAATTGCGGGCTTCAATAATGAGTGGCGTGCCTGCAATCACGCGAGACATAGCTCAGGGACTTGCAAATGGCTTAGATCCTAAGCTAAAAGAAAATGGGCGAGAGGGAGCCAAATTTTTTATTGATGCATTTAAAGGCGCAGCCGGCATTGCGTCGCCCTCCAAAATATTTAAACAGCTTGGCGAATTTAGTGCTGATGGCCTGGAAATTGGTTTTCTAAATGGATTAAAAGAATTCAAGGGCAAAGCTATTGCTGAAATCAAAAAAATTGTTGCCTTAATGAAGCTTGAACTTGCTTCCGTTGGCGATATTAATATGGCTGCTCGTGGCGGTCCAAGGATAAATCGAGTGTTTGCTCGTGGTTCCGGCGGTTACACGGCTCCGATTGGGCCTTTGCCTCATGGCAGCGTTGAACCCTGGGCCATGGGAGCGCAGGGATATGAACCTCGCATGGTAAGTAGCGTTCGCGGCATGCCTGGCGGATTTGCGGCGTGGTCACGAGCAATGACAAACAATCCTCCTCCGCCACCTCTTAGTCGCGGTCCCGGAGGCGGCATTGTTCCTCCCGATGGCGGTACTGGCGGCGGTGCTGGCGGTGGTGGTGGTTTTGGCATGGGAGGCTTTGGTCGTGCCATGGGAGGCGTTAATCTTCCCGGCGCAGGAACCATTCGCGAGCTTGGCAGTGAATTTGGCTTCGCCACCAAACAAGTGCTGTTGTTTGGTCAAGCCTACAAAGCATTGGCTTTTATACAAGACTTTCCAGGGCAAGTCGGCAATGCAGTTGCTCAGTTGCAAAGTTTTAGAAATACATTAAAAAGCATTACTGGTAGTGCTACAGCCGCCGCCGATGCGAACGAATTTATCTTGGCAGCAGTTGAAAGGTACAATATTCCTCTTCAATCTGCAAGGGATGGTTTTGCGAAATTATTTGCATCCATGCAGCCCGCCGGATTTGGCGCTGGAGAAATTCAAAACTTATTCCTAGGAATTAGCAAAGCTGCTGCCACTTTTGGGCTCAGCGCAGACAAGGTTGATCGCGTTAATTATGCCTTTGCTCAGATGGCAAGTAAAGGCCAGGTGATGAGTGAAGAATTGAAGGGGCAATTGGGCGACGTGCTGCCTGGCGCCATGGGCATTTTTGCCGAGGCTGCAGGATTCAAAGGGCCAGATGCCATTCAGAAATTTAGCAAAGCATTGGAAGACGGCGTATACAAAGGAGGGGCAATGCGTGAATTGCTTCGCAATGTTGCCATTCAAATGAATAAGGAGTTTGGTCCTGGAGCCGAAGGTGCAGCCAAAACATTTCAGGGTGCAATCAATCGGATGCAAAATTCAATTCAAGGCTTGTATGAAAGTTTTGAACCCGCTGCCATTAGCGTATTAAATTCGGTGATGCTGCCATTTGTCAATACATTAAGGGCTGCAACTGATGGAATTAATGCATATTTCAAGGGCCAAAAAGCAACCACTCCAGCAGCCCAAGAATTTGCGGATATTCTAAAAACGCTTGTACCTGCGATATCTGGAATTGGTCAAAATATTGCAACTGTAGCGAGGCAACTTATGCCAATTATTAGTTTATTTGGCGCTCTAGCATTGCAAGTTAGTAGATTTTTGGCACTGCCAATAGTAGGCCAACTGGCGGCGACTTACGCTCAAGTGTTGCTGGTCACCACGGCAGTCAGAGCCTTGGCTGGCAGTGCATTGGGAGCAGCAATTGCATCAATTGCTCAATTTGCGGGAAATTTATTTACATTGGCTTCTCAATCAATTGCTTCGACTGCGGCATTGAAGGGATTGTCGGCTGGAACCGTGGGATATCGAATTGCAATGATTCAGGCTACTGCTGCCACTGAAGCTTTTGGCGTGGCAATGCGAACGGTAGTGATAAGAACAATTGTCGGAGTTGCGCTTGTTGCAATTAGCGCCCTTGTGGGAAGAATCATGGATTTAAGGGGACAATTGTCTGCGATTTCAGGGGATGCCAAGTCGATGGAAGATTTAGCCAAATCGTCGAGTAAGTTGGGAGATGTTCTTGGTACAAAAGAAAAGGTTGGAGACATTAAAGATAGGCTTGAAACTTATAAAGAATTACAAAAAACTATTGCTGATCTTCCGAAATCTCGGGCAAATGCAGTATTTAGCGACAGGGGGGCGATCTCCGACGGTATTGTATTGACCAAAAAAATTGCAGGACAATTTGTTGAGCTTGGATTAATTAGCGCAACTTCATTGCGCAAAGTATCCAACGGTTACAAAATTCTTGAAGGAGACCTGGGCGAAGTAAGCCGAAAAATTGACCAAAACGTTGCCAGTTTCACGAAAGCATCGCAAAAAGGAGACGCTTATATTCAAAATGCAATACGCAATCAGGGAAAACTTGCGCAACAAACGCAAGGGTTTGGCAGTGACACTGATACCGAAACCAAAGTTCAAAATCTTGAAAGCCTTGAAAATTTAGCCGATCAATTGGCCAAGGCACGCACTCAAGGCGATATTGAACGTGCCAATTTATTGTTTGAGCATCGCAAAAAATTAATTGATATGCAGTTTGCGTATGAAGAGTCGGGAGCAGATGATATTCAAAAATCTCGCATTAAATTAGCGAAGGAATTGTCTGATGTTTTGATGGAATATCAGGGGACAATTATTAAAGCTGAGCAGGCTGTTACTCAGGCGGCTGGCAGTGTTGCACCCGGAAGCCGTCCTCCTCGTGCGGGTAAAAACATCCCCGCATACGCTCCAATACAAGGACGCACTGCGGAAGGCACTGTCAGGGAGGGTGAGATCGTTGGTGGGGCGGCATTTAATCGTCCAGTTTCCGGCAGCGAACGTAGGGACGTTGTGGCAGGAGAAACCGCGAGGCAGGCCGCATTATCCAAGACACTTGTTTCTACCATTGCGCTTGACGAAGCAACCAAAAAATATGCATTAACTATTAAGACTAATTTTGATGCTATTTTTCCAGTAGCACAATTGCAACTACAAAATAAATTGCTTGCGATGAGACATTCCATGGAGATGCAAGGGATTCCGAGAGAAGCCATTCAAATGGAAGAAGAACTGTTTATGGCAAGAAGCAAAGGAGCGGAAATGTTGAATCAATTGCGCGACGATTTTGAGCAAAACCTTAAAACCGTTGATAAATATTTAAAAATGCAGCAAGAGGGCAAAACATTAACCAAGGCGCAAGCAGAAGAATTTAACAAAGCTCAAATTTCAGTAAATGGATACGGCGCAGCAATTGAAAGCGCCACAGGAAACATGAGGCAATTTACAATTGCTCAACTGGAAAATACTATTGCCACATTGAAAAATGCTGATTCTTTAAAGCGTCAGCAAGAAACGGCAAGCCGCATTAAGGAAATAACAAATGGAACAATTGGTTCATACAAGGAAATGGTTAAAGCCATTATTCAGGGCACCGACGCTGTTGAGGCTTTACAGCAAATGCAAGAAAAACTTGCGGATCAGGCTATAACTATGTTTTTAGATTTTGCGTTAAAGCCAATGGAAAATTTTATGGAGCAAACACTAAGCAAGATATTTGGAATTAAAACGGAAGATGAAACGCGAAAAGAGACCATTGATAAACTTCAAGCGCAATTAGAGGAATTGCAAAGATCAAAAGAAATTCAAAAAGCAATTAAAGACGATACGGCTGCCATTCGCAATGGCACTGGAGGTCCAGCGGCATCAAGTCAAGGCGGACCGATGAACAATATTTTTGACACCAACATCCTTTCACCTGGCATGCAATCAACAATGCAAGGAATGAATACGAACGTTGGTTTTGGTGGCGGCGGAAGTTTGGCTGGTTTTTCTCAGGAAATTGGTGATATTTCAGCAAGCTTGCAAAATGCCACGCCATCATTAACAGGATTCAGTGAGGCCGTCAACGGTTTTTCCGCCACGTCAGTTAATGCTGCGGTTCAAACGGCTGAAGCCGCCAGGCAAGCCAGTGAAAATGGATCGAGCCTTCTTGGCTCATTAGGGGGCGTTGTACAAGGCGTGGGCATGCTTGCTGGTGCCGCCATGAGCATTGTTGCCGGCATTAAACAAATTGAGAAAGGAGACACTTCTAGCGTTTTGGGCGGCATTGGCAGCATCTTGATGGGAGTTGGCGGCGGCATTTTAGGATTTGGTAAATTATTTGGCGCAAATGGTGGCATTGCCACTGGCGGCTGGAAGCCTTTCCCGGCAAGGGCATTCGCTAATGGAGGAATGGTTCAAGGCCCCACTCTTGGCCTTGTAGGCGAGGGCAAGTACAACGAAGCTATTGTGCCGCTGCCTGATGGCCGATCCATCCCCGTGCAAATGCAGGGCGATAGCATTCGCGACAAAATGGGTGGCAGTTCCAATGGCGGCGGAATGGCTTCTCCAGTATTGTCCATGAACTTTGAAACCACCACCATCAATAATGTGGAATATGTCAGTAGGGAGCAATTAGAGCAAGCTATGATGGAAACACGCAGGCTTGCCACGAAAGACGGAGCACGGCAAGGAGCCAATTTAGCCATTGACAAGCTTCAACAGAGTCCTAATACTCGCCGGAGGATTGGCATTTAATCATCATGGCCAACTTTCCCTCTATCAAGCCCACGAGCCGTAGCTTTACGCTTGGAGAATATCCCACCAAGATTTATCGCTCATTATCAGGCAAGACAGTTCGTCGCAGCTTTGGCAATCGACCATTTGGCGCCACATTGGAACTCGCCTTTGAAAACGTGAGCGAAACTGTTTTGTCCCTTATTTATGCTCATTACCATGGGCAGCGTGGCAACACTGAAGGCTTTGCTCTTTCAGACGAAACACTTGCTGGTCTTGATAGTTCGTCTAATACTTTTTCTCAATTAAAAGCCGGCGATCCTTATATCATTTTGCAACAAGCTGGTATTGGCAGCGGCAATGCTGGAACAATGCTTTGGTTTTACGAAAGTGCCCCTGAAGTGGAAAGCACCTATCGTAATTTAAGTACAATTAGCGTCAAGCTTGTGGCCGAGTTTGCACAATGAGCACTTTAAGAATTGTTCAATATTTTAATTTATTGGCAATGACCGAAAGTTCTCTTACGGCGCAAAGTCTTGCTGGCTTAAACCAAACTGATACGATTACGCTAGGGGAATCGCCAAATACTATTTACCATCGTTATCAAAATTTCTTTGTAAACGAAACCAAAATTTTCGATGGGCAGCAATATGCATTTGCTCCTTTCAGGGCGGAAGGCACAGTCAGCAATCTTGGCGGTGACAATACATTATTGCAGGTTTTGTTTCCAAATATTGAAGTGGCAGTGCGTCTTGTTGAGCAAGGAAATGGCAATCGACTAAGCCGTCTTGTGTTGACCACGCAATGGCTCAATGCAAGCTTTGTTGCAGTGAAAACTTATCAAGAAAGATATGTGGGCATTGGAGCTGCATTTTCTGATACCAGCATTGAACTTCGCTTTAGAAGCGCAATGGATAGTGTGGGCACTCAGTTTCCAGCACGACAGCTCAATAGAAGCTTGGTAGGATTATTACCATTGAGTGCCAGCGTATCGTTGCGATGATTGACTACAGCGATTTAATTGGTTTGAGGCATCAATACGCAGCACATCCCAGCGACGGGCGCGGTTTCACGGATTGTTGGCTTTTGTGCATGGAAGTAAGGAAAAGGCTGGGCCTCAAGCATTTGGAGGATTCCTACCCATGGGTGTATGAAGATTACAGTGAAAACGAGCTAACGATTTATAAAATCTTAAAGTGGTTATTAAAGTTTGGCGAACGAATTAAAGAGCCTCGTCCCGGTGCCGTTTTTTATCTTCCTGGAGCCAATTCACTATTGGCCATGGCCGTTGTGGCGGATGATGGTAATTGCTTGTTTTTAGCACCTAGCAAAATGGTAGTAGCAGCACCATTGTCTTTTGTGCAACCAAAATATTACTTCTGGGCGGACTAATGAACAGTCAATCACGCGACAAGCTTCTTCCGTATGAGTATCAATTAATTGATGCCTTGGGAGTCACTAAAGAAGAATATTTAGACTTTGTTGCCCAGCAGCATATTTACAGCGATCCGAAAGAAGGAACTGTTTTAGACGCCAGAAATTGGGATGTGGTTGCCATTGTCTTAACTGTTATTGGCATCATCTTCCAAGTGGTGGCCGCATTAATCGCGCCTCAGCCACAGGCTCCCAAGATTGCTCCGCAAGGCGGCGGTGGTGTTGCTGCCACGCGAGATGAAATTTTTGCCCCTCGGTTTGGTTTTGATAGCCAACAACAATTGGCCGCCTACGGAGATCCCATTAATCTCGTCTATACAAATACTGACACCAATCCCGAAGGTGGCGTGCGTCTTGCCACGTCTTTAATTTGGTCTGCATTGTTGAGCTACGGCAATAGTCAACTGGTGCGATTGCTTTTTGTTTTATGCGCTGGTGGCATTGGAAGAATTAGTGAACAAAAAAGCGCATTTGGGCAAACGGCTTTAGAAAGTCTTGTTGCTCAAAATTATTGGGTGTATTTTGCGTCAAATTATACAGGAGCCTTACAAAATCAACAAGTGAGGCCACCATTTAATGGCATTAATGTAAGCGATCCAACCACTATTGGCAATGCCAGCGCCAATCCTTATTTAATACGTCGATATACATTTGGTACATTTGAAGGATTTAGCCATTGTTATTCTCCTACTTCTGCAAATCAATTTGGCATTTATGGCGCAGTGCCAATTAACGTTCAACTATACATTAGGAATCAAGCCGGAGATTTTGAAAGTGCCAACAATGGCATTTCAATGCAGGCGGCAGGTGGTGCTGGTTATTCTTCATTGGTCAATTATGGCGCCAACACTTCTTTTGTAGTGTCATTAGCGCAAGCCGGCAATGCCCAGGAAGGACTAGCCACGGAAGAGGCCAAAGAATCACGGCGAGCGCTTGCATCAGTTTTTGACAATTCGGGCTTGTTTAAGATTGGCTCAATTAAAGCGAAAGTAATTTCAGCAGACAGAGCTGATGTGACAGATGGTGCGATGAACGTTAATCTTCGCTCCATTGAGGCTGGACGCATCAATTCTGTTGATTATGGTGCAACCAATGCAGGGGATGTAAATTCCCAGTCAATTTTTAATACCACTGTTGAAGGCACTTTTTTATATGAACGCCGCCAGCAATTTCTCCGTGCAGAGGCTGCCATTCGCCCAATTTTGGACGAAGATAGCGAAAGTGATGATGCGGCAACAATTTTAGCGCGTCGAACAATTCGCAATTATGTAGAAACTGGTTGGCAGACAGACTATGTGGAGGACGGCGTTTGGCGGGAAATCAGAAATGAATATGGAGAGGTTACGGAAAGAATTTACGAAGGCAATACTCGCACCTATCCCACTGAATGGGGGCATCGAGACGTTAGATCGCTCACTCAAAGCGAAATTGATGCGCTGCAATCATACGTGGACCTTGATGCCGTGGCAGGTCCAACAGCCTTTAGAACTAGAACTGAAGATTATTTCAGCACAAAAGCAATTGTACGAATTGAAGAGGCATCGTATAGCACTGTTTCAGCGTGCAATATTGTTGATTTTTCGATTAAGGCACGAGTTTTCAAGAGGGTTAGTGGTCGCCAGGAGCAATATGGCACTGAACGTCGTGGCTCTGGATATTTAAGTGCAGATAATGGTTTAAAGCATCGTTCTTCAATGTTTATTGTCAGGCTAAAGAAATCTTCTCAAAGTAGCTATAGTTATGCGCCAGCAGTTTTTGTCATTAGACGATCTGCTGACATTGAGAATTTTGTTTATTTAAAATTTGATAGCCAAACATCTGGCGTGGAAAGTGCTGATTATTGGCAGTTTAAATTTGAGCCCGTTTACGATGTCACTGCAGAAGCATTAAGAGTGCCGCAGTTACGAGGAAGTGACGGGCAAATTAAATTTTGCTATTTGGAAAATACTGGCAGCGAGCAACAGCTAACAATCAACACTAATTTATACGGAAGTGCAAATTTTTATTTTACGGGAACTATACAGCCTGCACCATTTTTCCCTCCCGTCAATCAACAACCTCCTGGCTTGAATGAATGGGACGTTTTTAGCAATACTTCTGATTCGCAAATACAGTTTTCGTTTGACAATGGTCCTGAATTATCACTAGCAGCCGTTACCGAGCAAATTGTAGATAGTTATAGCAACTACGCTGGGCTATACGACAACGTTTCCCTCGTTGGCCTGAATATGTATTCAGGCAAGAGCGTGCAAGATTTGCGTTCGTTTACAGTATTTGCCACGCAAGGACGCCTTAGCCGTTTGCTTCGCACGTCAGGCACTGTAAATGGCATTGCCTGGGGGCAGCCAGGATACCAATATCTTTCCGACAGCGCCAATGGCTATGCGAATACAGCGCCCGATATTTTTATTGATACTGTCCTTGACGCTCAAGACGGCATTGGCCGTCACGCTTCCATTCACTCTGTAGATTTGGAACAATTAGCAAAAAGTAAAAAATTCTGCGAAGCCAATTCATTGTTCATGGATGGAGTGATTGCCGATCAATCTTCCTGGCGAGAATTTTGGTCGCAAAATGCAGCATTTAGCCTGCTAGAGCTGGCAAAAGTGGGCGGTCAAGATGTGTTGGTTCCGGCTGTTCCATATATTGCTAATACTGGTGCAATTACACGCAGCTTGTCCATCTCTGCGCTATTCAATCAGGGCAACATTATTGAAGAATCATTTAAGGAAGAATTTATTGACTACGGTGAAAACACGCAAGACATTATTGCCACCATTGTTTATAGAAAAACAGACGACGAAAGCGTCTTTAATGTGAATGCCACTGTTGACGTGCAATTAGCTGATACCGTGGAAGATGGGGCATCACGCAAGACAGTTGATGCCTCTGCTTTTGTCACTCGTAAAGACCAGGCGATTAAGCTTGGTAAATTTTTGTGCAATAGCAAACGTTATTCGCAACGTGCCATTGAATTTAAAACTTTTCCGACAGATAGTCCCGTGTTTCCGGGAGCCTATATTTATGTGGAATTGGCTCATAACCAATGGGATGGCATTTATACAGGCATCATTGAAGATGGCGGATTTTTAAACATGCCAATTGCTTCTTCTATTCCCAATGGTTCTTCCTATTCAATGCTTGTTTATTCGCCTAATGGCGGCGCATCTTCCACGCAATCTTTTACTGGCGTAACCATCGGGAATAATCGGGCAAGCATTGGCGGCAATACCAATGCTTTTCAAAACTATGTGGGCAATTTATTTGTCGTTGGCACTGTTGTGACAAACAAAAGAATATTTCGCGTGACAGAAGTTCAAATGGACGAGGAGGGAGAAGTGACAGTGCGAGCGGTTTACCATGCTACGGACAGCAACGGTTTATCCATGATTTCCAGGGGAATCACAGAAACAGTGGCCGGACTGTTCTTAATTGATGGACGACCAGAATAGACTATGTATAGAATGTAATTATTGTTGATCAAGGACCATGGCATTTTACACGGGGCGCTCTGGCAGCCTTTCCTTTGGCACCACTGATAGCACTTCTCCGTCTAGTGCATTGACAGCTCCGTCGAACGTGCGGGAAGTTGCCAAAATTCGTGATTGGTCGTTAGATACTACTGTTGAGCTGATTTCCACCAATTCCATTGATAGTGGCGTCAATACATTTACGCCTGGCATTAAGGGGGCCACGGGCAGCGCAACACTTATCTACTATCGCCTGGAAGGTAGTGAGCCGTCAACAAAATATTCATTTGTCGATTTGTTGGTTAATAGCATTATGAAAACTGGCAATATTACCGAAGCTGATCGTTTGTTTTTTGAACTTAATACTGGCGGCGGCGCTTCGGACGATATTAAATTTTGGGGATACATTACGTCTGCTGGCGTGGCTGTCTCCACTGGAGAACTTTCCACTGTTCCCGTTCAATTTACAATGGACGGCGATTTCGTGGAAGTGCTGAGCTGATTTTGTGACATTTTTTGCTGGCCATACTGGTTACATTCGCTTGCGAAGAAATTCGCAGGTGGTATCATTTACGAGCGAAATTGGCCCAAGTGATGTTAATACTGTTTTGAATAGGCTCGGTTTTGACGGGAGCCTAGAAAATCTTCTCACTGGTGATCGCATTGTCATTTCTACTGGCGATGCGCGAAAGCTATTATGTTTTCCTGCTTCAGTTTGGCCAAATGTATTGCAAGTGCAAGAATCGTTGGCGGCCTATGTCAACGTGAATTTATATGGTGGCCTTAGGTTTTTTCGGACGTTTGAAGATGCAGTGAATAATAATAGGAATGCGGAATTGCCGTTAGAAGTTTTTACTGGCAGTCCGTTGCCAATTACTGTTGAAATTGAAGATACTAATTTTGAAACGCTGGGAAGCGTAACAAGTTTTGAATTTCAGACGGAACGAGAGGCCATTGAAACCACTTCGTTGAGCGACAAATTTAAGCAACAATATAGCGCTGGCCTTATTAGCGGAAGTGGAAGTATTGACGCTTTTTTCAACTTAGAAGTGAGTGCATCGCAGGAAACATCGCTATTGCTATTGCAATTAATTCAACGAGTGGAAATTGGCAGTGGATTTAAGGCTGAATTGTTTCTCACCAATGAACTGGTTTATGGAAGCGATTTAGACGTGTTTTATTCGTTGGACGCAGTGATAACAAGAGCTGGCGTGGAGGTGGGGGCCGATAGGATTATTAGTGTTTCCATGGATTTCCTTTCCACTGGTGAAATTCAATTAAAAGTGGGCAAGTCTGAAAGTGAACTGCGCCTGCAGGATGGTGGTCGTATTCTTCTTAAGGAGTTTGATGTGGATAGTCTGCTGTTGGAAGTGAATGATTAATCGAGAGATGGCAACGGTTAGAATTCTTTTAATGGCATTAATACGGTAAGATGGCAGACCAAACAATTTCGCAGCTAAATCTTCTTGCTGCTGGCTCGCTGGCGGCAAATGATGAACTGCCGATTGTTGATATTAGTGCCAGTGAAACCAAGAAAATTCGTGCTGCCACGCTAGTAGAAGCTGGTATTGCACTAATTACTAATGGCAGCATTGACTTAATCAAGCTTGATCAAAATAGTACCACCAAGATTGGCACGGCTGCATTGGCCGATGCAGCAATTACTGCCGCCAAGTTAAACGATAATAGTTCTATTGTTTCAGCCAGCACTTCCCCTGGCGCAAATAACTTTACTGGAAAGGGATGGTTCCGCTCCACTGATCAAAATTTTTATATTTATTCAGCAGGCAGTTATCAGCAAGTGGTAATGCCCACTGCTGGCATTGCGGATAGCGCCGTAACCACTGCCAAGATTGCAGCCAATGCCATTACTGATGCAAAAATTCAAAGTGGCGGCCTCACGGCTTCTGGCATTGCCAGTGATGCAATTACCACCATCAAAATTCTTGATGGCAATGTAACAACTGCCAAAATCGCCAACAGTGCAGTTACTGGCGCCAAAATTGCTGCTTCCACCATTGATGCCACTAAGTTTGCCGCAGGAGCAGTGGATACTGCTGCATTGGCAGCTAGCGGAATTACTAGCGTTAAGTTTGCGGCTGGCGCTGTTGATACCGCTGCTCTTGGAGCATTAGCAGTTACCAATGCAAAAATTGCTGCTTCTACCATTGAATATGGCAAGTTAAATCTTGCGGACGGCAGTGTTCCTGGCTCCAAGATTACTAGCGCAACAATTAGTGGCCTTCAACTTGCTGCTTCTGCCGTTGGGACCAGCGCTATTGCTGATAGTGCTGTTACGGCTGCAAAGATTGTTACTAGTGGCGTAACGGCTGGCAAGATCGACACCAATGCAGTGACGACAGCCACTATTGCTGCTAGCGCCGTTACTGCCGCGAAGATTGGAGCAGAAGCGGTTACCACTGCGGCATTAGCCACGAGTGGCATTACTAACGCAAAATTTGCTGCAGGTGCTGTTGACACTGCCGCCCTGGGAAGCGCTGCCGTTACTAACGACAAAATTGCCAATGCCACGATTGCCTATGCCAAGCTCAATCTTTCTGACGGGGACGTTCCTGGCACGAAAATTACTAGCGCCACGATTAGTGGTTTGCAAATCAGCACTGGCGGCGTGCTTACTGCCAACATTGCTGATAGCGCTATTATCAATGCGAAGATCGCCTCTGGCACCATTGGCGTAGGGAAGTTCACTGCTAGCGCCATTGATACTGTCAACATTGCTGATGATGCTGTAACGCTGGCAAAGATTGCCGATAGCGCAGTTGGCAGCGCTCAGTTGGTTAATAGTGGCGTTACGGCCATCAAGCTTGCCAATAGTTCTTCAACAGTGGTGCAAGCCAATGCACCAGTGGCGAATGGCACATTCACTGGCCAGCAATTCTTCGACACGTCCACTGGTTATGAATATACGTGGAATGGTGCATCATGGCAACGGCAGGCTGCAATTAATGACATTACTTTCAACGATTCCACGCCTCTCACTTTTTCCGTGGCGTATGCGGATAATTTTTCCGCTCAAATTACCACTGGTTTAGACAATCAAACTGCTAATCGCGTGTTTGCTGGTCCTGTTTCTGGATCGCCATCCACACCTACCTTCAGAAACTTAGCAGCCGCCGATCTGCCCCTTGCCACCGCAGGCACTGTTGGTGCCGTGCTTCCTGGTGCTGGCTTGCAAATGGGCAGCCCTGGCACCATTCAACACAGTAATGCAACCACTGCTGGCGTTTATGCCGGTCCAGTGACTATTGACGCGCAGGGACATATTGTATCTGCTGCATTGGTTTTAAGTGCGAGCGATATTCCGCCATTGGACGCAAGCAAAATTGCCACTGGCACATTCTCCAGCACTTTCCTTGCGCCAAATAGCGTTACGGCTTCGCAACTGGCTGACTATGGTATTGCCCAGGTTAGCGAAAGTGCTCCAATGCCAGAATTTGCCGGTCAGTGGTGGATCAACCCTAATGACCGCTCGGCCTACATCTGGGTGGGAGCCGTCTCGCCAACGCCAGAGGGCTATTGGCTCAACCTTGGTTATGGCAGCCCCACGCAAATTAACTTACGTTTTGGCGGCACGTATAACGCTTCTGGCAATGTTGTTCAAAGTATTAACAGTTATGGCATTGAAGCTGGCCTGACCATTGGACAGCCACTGTCTAGCCCCAACACCAGCAATAACGGCGTCTATCTCATTTGTACGTCTTCGGGGGTGGGCACAACGCCGGCTCCCAATGAAAACCTTGCCATTGGTAACTGGGTGTTATCAGAAGGCGTTGGTTCCACTTGGACGAAAGTGACGCTGAGCAGTGCTGTGGCTGGCGTTGGCGACCAAGACGTGCTGGTAGATGGTAGCGCTTTAATCCCCGTGGCTTCTGGCGTGGCCAGCCAGGAAGATTTAAATGAAATATTGTGGGCACGAGCACAAATTGCTAATCTCTCCACTGCTGGCATTGTTCGCGCCTCCACGGAAATTGCAGTGGCGTCTGGCACTGGCGAGATGAGCATTGGCACAGTTGACGATGGCTCTTATTAAAGCCAATGTCGAGGACTGACCAATGCATGAAAAATTTGTCTATGCCGGCAAAGAAATTCCTCCCTACGGGGACAGAGGACAAGTGCTAGTAAAAACGGCTTCGGCCTTTTATTACACGGCATGGGCTGACATTGACCATGTGATTAATGATATGAACGCAGAGATAGACGAAGGTGAATATTATTAGAATGTTGAAGACTTAATCGCCACCTTTTTGGTTTAGGCACATGGCTTCCATTCTTAAGCATCTTCGTTCTTCTACTGCCAATAAGCGCCCCACTGCATCGGGCTTGGCAGATGGTCAGATTGCTATTAACACTGCATCTGGCACCCCTGCATTGTTCTTTAAAGACAGTGCAAGCAATATTGTCAAAGTGGGTCCTGCTCACGTGGGCACCACTGCTCCTAATGCGAGCCCGGCTGGTAGCGCAGGCAATTCCACTGGTGAACTATGGGTGGATAATAGCCTGACAACAAATGGTCTGAAATATTACAACGGCGCTGCTTTTGTCAACCTTACGCCGTCTGGCACTACGAGCACCATTGGTTTGGTTGAGCTTGCCACTGATGCGGAAACACAAGCTGGCACTGATAATGTGCGCGTCGTAACGCCTTCTGGTTTGCAGAGCAAAGTTAGCGATAGTACTTCCACGTCTTCTTCTACCACCATTGCTTCTTCTACGGCAGTTAAAAGCGCCTACGATTTAGCCAATGCGGCATTGCCCAAGGCAGGAGGCACCGTTACTGGTGCGGTGATAATTAGCCCTAGCGGAAGTCTTTCTTTTGAAGGAACAACGGACGATAGCTTTGAAACGACGCTTACAGTGGTCGATCCCACTGCTGATCGTACCATTACATTGCCCAACGTTACGGGCACTGTAATTACCACTGGAGACAGTGGTACGGTTACCGGCACAATGATCGCCAATGACACCATTGTCGATGCTGATATTAATAGTGCCGCTGCAATTACGTTGACAAAGTTGGGTACTGGTGCATTGCCCACTACTATTACTGTTGCAAGCGGCAATATTGTTGATGGCACGATTAGTAATGTTGAAATTAGTGCTAGCGCGGCAATTGCAGACACCAAGCTTGATACTATTTCCACTGCTGATAAAGTTTCATTATCGGCGCTAAATATTGACGGCGGCACTGATATTGGCGCTGCATTGGCCGATGCTGATTTATTTATTGTTGACGATGGTGGGGCTGGCACCAATCGCAAGGCTGCTGCCACGCGCATCACGGACTATGCCTTTGGCAAGGTTTCCGGCGATATCACAATCACTTCTTCTGGCGTGGCGGCCATTGGTAGCGGCAAAGTTACAAGCACGATGATTCTGGATGGAACCATCCTCAACGCTGACATCAACGCATCTGCTGCAATCGACAAAACCAAGATCAGCGGCACTGCAATTACTGCTGGCGACACCGGGACCGTCACCAGCACGATGATTCTGGATGGCACGATCCTGAACGCAGACATCAACGCATCAGCCGCCATCGCTGGCACCAAGATCAGCCCAGACTTTGGCAGTCAGACAGTCACCACCACCGGCATTTTCAGCGCCGCGCTTGGCGCACAGGGCACGCCCACCATCACATTTACCGGCGACACCAACACCGGCATTTATAGTCCTGGCGCCGACCAAGTAGCCATCTCAACTAATGGCACTCAGCGCTTATTGATTGATTCCACCGGAACGATATCAGCAAACAGCGATGTTGCTGTCCCG